AGCAGAGTCTGCACTGGCAGCGTGCTGTGCGCTGGATTGAGAACATTTTCTTCTCGACCGGACGCCAATACGTTGATGACATTCTTGTGTCCAGACTAGCCAATAGTTCAAACTCCGATGTTGGGGATCTGTCCATCGTGCAAGAGGGCGCGAACCAGATCCCCAAGCCGACGAATGATCTCCTTGGGCGCTACGTTGAGACGAACGTCGCCCTACTGACAGAGAACCGTCCGCGGCCGAGAGTGACTTCTAAATCCGATAAAGATGAAGACCAGACCTCCGCAGAACTTTCAGAGCTTACTCTAGAGTATCTCTGGGAGGCTCTTAAGATGCCTGAGAAGCATCGTGATATGGCTCGTTTGATTCTCCATACCGGCGTGTGCTGGCTTGAAGTAGCCTGGGATCCAACGAAGCCTAGGACGATTCAAGTTCCGGAGACGGAGCAGGAGACCTCGGTCGATTTCCCAGCAGGTACGCAGGGGCCGGAGGCTCAACTTGTTGAGCGTCAAATTCCAATAGTCGATAAAGACGGTCGTCCGGTTCTGAAGACGCAGGTCGAGTACGGGGATATTTCGGCAAACATCATCTCTCCGTTCCAATTCCACACACCCTCTATTCACTCGTGGAATAGTGAGCAGATGGGTTGGGTGATGAAAGAAGAGTTTGTTCCGATCGATATCTTGAAGGACAAGTATCTTCGCCCCGGGAAGGGTATCGGCCTTACGAAGGCTAATGGTTGGAATCTCGACTGTCTCAAGGAGGACGTGGCTGAGGAGGGCGTTACTTCTCTTGCTTTGTGGTGGTGGGAGCGAATTACCGAGCTAGTCGAGGGTCCGGGTCCTAGTATTTACATTGGCTCACCTGATTATTGGGAGGGCTATGCGGTTGTCCGGACATTTGATCGTGCGCCCTCTCCCAGGTGGCCTCAGGGACGGACCATCATCACCGTTGGTGATGAATTGCTATACGACTCGCCCAAGAAGGTCGGCGCCCGCGCATACGATCCTCGCTGGCCTGATCGATGGCACCCGTATGTTCGATACCGCTGGGAACCCCAGGTAACCGGCATTTATGGTCGCGCACTGATCTCTAAGCTTCTGCCCAAGCTGAAGCGCGTGAACGCTATTGATACTACTATGATCATGTGGCGTCGAACCGTGCCGATTGCAACATGGACTGCGCCCAAGGGCTCACAAGTTATTGAAGATCTATGGACCGGGAAGCCGGGCATGATCTGGGAGTACGATGCCAGACGAACAGCAGGTGCGGCACCCGCACCTGTCTATCCTCCCCCGTATCCGGCCGCCGCGCAGCAGGAGCGCGAACAGCAGATTCTTGAAATGGAGTCGATCTCTGGCACGGAGCAGATTCTCCGAGGCGAGCGCCCTGTTGGTGTGAACTCCGCGGCAATGGTTGACATTCTACGGAAGCAGGCACTGGCGAGTCGATCCGCTATCTTGCAGGCGTGGGACGAGTCTATTCAAGATACCGGCTCCGCGTTCCTGCAGGAGACGATCAAGCACGTCGGCAATGATGCGGCTTACGCCGAGCGTCTTCGAATTCTTGCTCGCGAGAAGCACAGTCAGATCACGATTGAAATGTTCTCCGGACGGGCTTTGTCGGACAACGTACAGGTACGTGTTGATACGGCGAGCATGGCTCTGGTGTCTAAGGAGGCGCGCGAGGCTAAGGTCATTGAGATCATGCAGTACCTCCCGAACATCCAGGCGATTGAGGATATCGGGCTGCGACAGGCAATTCTTGATGAACTTGGTTTGAAGAAGGCACTGCTGCCCAGCGGTCCGGATGTCAATAGAGCGAAGAAGATGATTTCTTTGATTAAGAATGACCGCGCGAATTTGGTTACGATGATGCAAGAAGATGATCCGCATATCTTCCATGCTATTATCACGAACGAGATCAAGCAGGATGGATTTATCACGCTACCGCAGGATCAGCAGCAGGCTCTAGTTCAGTTGCAGGATGTGTATAAGCGCATGATTGAGATGCAAGAACTGCAACAGCAACAGAAGATGATGCAGTTGATGCAGGCACAGCAACAGCTCCAGATGGGGCCTCCTGAGGGTGGTGGTGGAGAGCTACAGTGAAACTCCTCCTAGCTGGAGTGTTGGCGGTGACTTCGATGTCAGTGCCGCCCGATAGCTTGGAGCGTATAAACATCATGCAAAAGATTGAAGCGCGTGTGTGTAGAGATGCGTGTATAGAGCATGCACCTAATGGAGTTCTAAGAGGTGTATTCATTAAGGCTTGTTACCCAGTATGTCTTTCAAGAATCGATTGTAGAGAAACTAGCGGCTCAGAGTGGATTTGTAGAGACAAAGGAAATTAGACGTGCCCGCTGCGTATAAGCGATGTGTAGAGAAGGTAGGCGGCAAGAAAGCTCATGCAATTTGTACGGCTTCTAACGCTGGAAATATCAAAGGGGTCCGTAAGAAAGAGCGTCTTGCGAAGAGGGCGAAAGGAAAAGCGCTAGGGAGGTAGAGATGCGAGAAGATAGCATAATTCTGTTCTTGGACGATGACCCCCAGCGAGCGGCCCTCATGTTCAACAGAATGAAAGACGAGGATCGAAGTCGAACTTTTTGGGTAGAAACGGTACAAGAAGCGATTGGCGTATTGAAAGATTACCGTGACCGCCTAGAGTTTGTATTTCTAGATCATGATCTTGGCGGTATCACCAATATGTACTCTGGTCGTGAAGATTGTGGCATGGAAGTTGTGCGATATTTAGAAAACCAAGACGCTTCAAGTTTCAATTGCAGGTTCATCATACATAGTTGGAACATCGATGCGGCGGTAAAGATGACAGAGCGGTTGATTGCGAAAGGGTATCAAGCGACACATAAACCGTTCGGCGCATAATGATTCACCTTAATGATCGTGTAGAAGGAGGTGATCCCGCATCTAAGTCGGGCCAATCCCCCGACAACGAACTGAAGTGTAGAACCTATTATAGGAGACAAGATGAATCCTTTTGAAGTGCTTGAGCCCAACTACCTAGGCCACTCAGAAACTAATACTGGTATCGAGGCCATGACCGCAAATATGGGTTGGGGCGTAGCAGAAGCGACACCACAACCAGCAGAAAATCCTGGTGTTGAGAACGTCAAACGATCCGCGGCGCGTCAATTCGGCAAGCCAATGGACAAGGTATTCTAATGAAGTCGCTGCTATTGGCGTTGATGTTGATGCTTGTAGCACCTAACGCTTTAGCAATCGAGGAAATTATGGCTGATAAGCCCAAGACTAAGACAATTTTGGCTGGTCCCGGGGTTCGTCCCTCAACTATTGGGACTTTGAAGAAGCTCGTAACAGAGAAGACGAAGATCAAGAAGTTTGGAATTCGAACCACCCTTGGCAAAGGAATCAGTCTTAGTGCCGGTTATCGTCAACGAGATACTGGTAAAGCTCAGCCCGGTATTCTAGGCGGATCCCGAGGTCTTAGCCCCGAGCGGGGTAGAGTCCCCAAGCTAGAGTTTAAGATCAAATTCTAAAGGAGCAGAAAATGCCCAAAGCAAAACCCACCACCCAGCGAAAGTTCAAGCAGCTTTGCGTGGACAAGCCGGGTGATACTCCCTGCAAGGTACCGCCGCCTCCGCCGCTAAAGCGCTATGATCTCCACGAACGGTCTAAGAATAAGTCTCTTGCCGTACCTAAGGTGAATTAAATGTCAGCACAAGAAACATACGAGAAAGCTCTCGCTGAGGCCAAAGCTCGGCGTGCAGCCAAGAAAGAGAAGGGCGAGCTAGCCAAGAAGGCTGAGGAAGGCTTTGATGCCTCTGGCGAGATGGTTGTCAAAGGCCCTCGCGGAGGCACGATTGGCGCTGTAGTTGGAGAGTCCGCACGGCCTCCTCAGCGTCGAGCAGACCGTCGGGGCTCGGGCGATACCCGGGTAAGTAGGTAGACAATAGACAATGAGGAGTGAATTATGAATAAACTAGTAGCTATGTTCACAGTAATCTTTTGCGCCGGCCTGTTTGCTTGCGCGAATTGGAGTACCATGACCCCAGCACAGAAAGCCGATTTGGCTTGTAACGTGTCGGTAGATATCGTCAAGCCGGAGTGCCTGCGAGTGGACGTGACTAAGCAGAGTGCCTGTAACGCGACATTCGAGGCAATCCGCACTTCGTGTATTGCTGCGGTTGAGCAAGACGCCGCAGCGGTTTGTCCGTTTGTGCGGGATAGTTCAGCTCGGTGCGCTGAGGTGTTTGAGGACCCGCTTGATGTGAGTTCCTGCCAGAGAGCGTTCACTGCAGCCTATGGCATTTGTGTTTTGAACGTGCCGCCTCCGGCACCGACAGTCGAGTAGATTAGTTTGCGCGACGCCGGGCCTTTCCTCCCGGGGCCCGCCGCGCCGGCCCGGGGGTGCTTCTCCCCCACCCCTGGGCCTCTATTTTCTTTGATTAGTCTAAAAAGATAGACTAATCAAGTAAATAAAAGGCATAGTTAATTGAGAGACGATGATCGAAGAGTCCCTGTATGGGCAGCTTTACGTCTCGGGCTGGTAAATCCTTTGATCAAAACCCCGACCCGTATACTCCACACGGGCGTAAAACTCAAGGAGATGACAACATGTCAACTGCGAATGACCTGAGCGCGGCCCTAGAGGTCGCAGCAGCAGGAGATGAAGCGGGATCGCAAACCGCAACCGAGCCTACCACTGAGGCCAAGACCGAAGACATCGTGGCGAAGGCAGTTTCTGAAGCCACAGCCACCAAGCCTACCGAGTCCCCCTCAGAAGAGAAGGCATCGAGCGCCAAGACAGTACCTTATGAGAGATTCTCTGAGGTGATTGAGCAGAAGAACGCAGCGTCCGAACGGCTAGGAGCCCTCGAACAGCAGTTCAGGTCTGCCACAGAGCGAGAAGACAACCTACGGACCCAGCTCGGTAAGCTGGAGCAAGAGCACGATGTGCTTGAAGCGATTCGAGATCTTGGAAGAAGTGATGACACAAATATCTCTTCCGCTGTCAAGGTAATTGACAACGCACTCCAGGGTATCGAAGAGGAAGTGGTTGAGGCGACAGCCGCGGGCGATGACAAGGCAGTTAAGGCTGCTGAGACTAAGTTCGCTGCAAAGGCTGAAGAGCTTGAGGCTCTCGTCAATGAGCAGCGCGTAGAGTCACTCTGGAAGGACTCCAAGAGTTTCGCGAATGAGTTGCTCGCCTCGCTCCCCGAAGAGTACACGGACGTAGATAAGGCCCGTCTGGGTAAGATGTGGACGCCCCGTGTAGATTGGAACGCGATTGAGGAGGGCGGTGCGGAGTCAATTCCGGACACCCTTCGTAGTACATTCGCTGAGATGATCAAGGAATATAAGGAGCCTATTGGTGCTATCGAAAACCGAATACGAACAGAAGTAACCGAATCGATCCCCGAGGCAGCTCGTCCGAGCACACCCGAGGATGTCGTGGATAATGTTATGGGTAAGAACTGGTCAGAAACCAACAAGGACGGAAGTGCCGTTCTAGGTGATGACGAGTTCGCGGCTGATGTGGCGAAGCTCCTACGAGCTACGCGACAGAGCTAAACTCAGACGCTACGAGATCTGGATAGGGATCACACCTAAAGGAGTTTTCATCAAATGGAAACTTTTGCCACACTGGGTGATATGCTTCTTCGTCGGTACGTTGTGGACTTCATCGGTCAGATGCAGCAGCTTTCTGCGCCGGTTCACAGCCGCTTGAAGGAGAACACCCGGTTTATCCCATCCGGTGACGGCGCTTATTTCGCGCTCCGCATCGACGGTAATGAGTCCGGAGGTGGCTGGCGTGCTACCGACGACAACTCGCTCCCGTCCGCGGGGAACGAGCGCATCAAGCAGGCCCGCGTGCGGCCCAAGAAGTATTACCACACGGTAACCTTCTCGGGACTCGCCGAGGCCGTTTCTCGACGCGGTGGCGAAGATGCCTTCGCGGCGGGGATCACTGACGCCATCAGCAACGCGGTCAAGCGTGCTGGTGCTAACTTCGAGACGACTTTCCTGCGCAGCGATGGCACGGGTCGAATCACGAACGTGGCGACTGCTCCGGCAGCTTCGACTACGGTCGCGGTTGACGACGCACGTACCTTCCGCTCGGGCATGGTTATTGTCTTCCTCGACAACACCACGGGTCTCCGTCAGGCTGGTCCGGTGACTGTTACGAGTCGGAACGTGTCTTCGAACACGATTACCGTCTCGGCCGCAGTTACCGCCTCAGTTGATGACGGTATCTATATCTCAGGCGAGCAGAGCGAAGCTGCTGCTCCGGCTGAGAATACGGCCCTTGGCCTTCCGGCACTGGTGAACAACACCGGTACCATTTACAACCTGAGCCGCACGACCTTCCCGATTCTTCAGTCGAAGGTCATCAATGCCGCGAGCACCAGCTTGGACGAGTCCATGCTGCGCCGCCTCCGCAAGCAGCTCATGATCGAGACCGCCGTCGAGAGCCTGGACGGGTTTGCGATGATTTCGAATCACGATCAGTACGATCGTTATACCGAGATCGCGCTTCCCTTCCGCCGGTTCAACGACATGCGTCTTGAGCTTGGTGCTCAGCAGGAGCTTACTACGTTTGAGGGCCGTCCCTGGCTCGTGACGTGGGCCGCCCTGCCGGACGAGGTGTTCTTCCTGAACCTCGGCGCTATCGAGCGCGGCATCGTGCGACCTCTCTCGATTGACGAGAGGGTTAACATGGCCTGGGTGCCCGGACAGGACGCTTTTACCGTACTCCTCAAGGCGTACTGTGAGAATGTCGGCCGGTACCTGAACCAAAGTGCGAAGATCACGAACCTGACGCTCCCGACCTACTAGGCCGGAAGTCAGTAAGTGATGTAAGATGATCCCGGGTGGGAGGAACAATATCCCTCCCACCTGGGTTTTCTTTTATGGAGAAGTAAATGTCTACTATCGGAGCACTAAGGCAAAAAGCTCTAGAGAAGGGCACTACCAGAGTTCCTTCTAAGAATGCCCTCCCCCCGCATAAGCCGGCTAAGCACAAGACGAAGTACAAGTGGGACGCGGAAGCATATCGCAAGGGCCAGCAGTACAAGAAGAGGTAAGTATTGGCTATTTCAGCATACAGCTCTCAAGGTCTTCTAAAGAAGAACCCGCTTCTAGGTACTTCTCTCCTCGCCGACACCAGTCGTTCGGGGGAGAGGAAGAAGTTTAGGGGCCTGCATGAGCGTGCTAAGGGTTTCAAGGGAACTAAAGAGCAGTTTCAGTCTACCATTAAGAAAGAGTATGAAGCCGCGCAACAGCCCGGCTTGGAGTCATTCGCTGCCGGCCAGGAGCAGCTTGGAGCCGAGCGCACGAAACTTTCTGAATTTCAAAAGAAGCAGCAGGAACTCCGACAGACTATTGAGCATTCCAATGTGGTTACGGAAGCTTTCGATGATCCTAATATCAAGTGGAAGAAGATGCACCAGCGGTTTAATAAGGCTAATCCTGAGCTTGCAAGAGAGGCCGACGAGGTGTGGGCGACCCTTCAAGAGAGAGCCCCAGACAGGATAGGCAAGAAGGGTAAGGTGCGTAAAGGCAAGCTCCTCAGGAAGTCTTACAAGAAGGGCAAGCGCTCAGAGGCTGTGAAGACTCGTTTTGAAGAGATGGCTGCCGAGGCGCAAGAACAGCTTAATATCATGAATCAGAGTAATCCTGAACTGCTTGCGGGCCTACAGGCAGGCACTAGTGACCGCGTAGGGGCAAGGGGAAGTAAGTTCGACTTAACTAAAGAAACTCTTAAGGACTTGGCGAGTAGTCAGCAGGAAGCCGGCGTGGCCCTCGGACACGGGCTTCGTGATTTTTATGATCTTAGGAATGTTGTCACGAATCCTTTGAAGTGGGCTGCTGGTGCTTTCTCGCCGATTACAAGTGCCTTTAAGTCTATCAAAGGGCTATTTGGAGGCAGTAAGAAGGCTAAAAGGAAGCGCCGTAGAATGCGGCGAAACCGGCAAGCAGCGGGGCAGAGTCGAGCCCTTCTAGATGAGATGGCTCTTCGTAAGGGTGGAGCACAAATTCGTAGCATGGGCAACTTAGCTGATATTTCTGAATCATCGGCAAACATTAAGGGGCTGGAGCGAGTACAGTCACAACAGAAAAAGACACTTGAAGACCGGGCCAATTTCTTTGGTTCATTCTTCTCATAGGAGTAAAAAATGGCATCTCTAGACAATCCCCATTTCACTAAGAGCGTGAAGTTCCTTGATCTAGTTTCGGC